TGTCACTAGAGGAGTAAACGGAACAACGGCAGCTTCTGCAACTTCAGGAGATACGGTAACTCAAACTCCGCTTTCAACAGGCGCATTAAACATGCCTCTTAGATTAAAAGGTTTATCAGTTTCATCAGATGGAACTGGAGCAGGTAGACTTACTTTATGTGATAAAATTGGAACCCACTTATGTGATGTAGATATTCCTGATACTAAAATATTTGATTTAGATTTTGGAGGAGGTATACTATTTCCTAATGGAATATATATTGCCAATTCAGATAATATTACAGCGTATACTTTATACACGAGTTCATACAACTCACCTAACTTAACGGCGGGAGGATAACGTGACAAATACTACTTCAGGAGCTTATGCATTTGATCAGAACTTTTCTATTGATGAAATTATACAAGATGCTTATGAGCGTATTGGTTTAGTAGGAACTGCTCGACCTCAATTAAAAACAGCTAGAAGATCTTTAACTAAATTATTTCAAGAATGGGGAAACAGAGGTGCACACTTTTGGGAAATTGGAAATACTAATATTGATTTAGTAGTAGGTTCTACTACTAATGTAAATGCAACTGATGAAGGAATGGGTATTTATACTTTCTATAGAAATTCAGTTGATAGTGCAGCAGCAGATGCCGCTTCACCACAAGCTACAACTACTCCAGTAACTAATATTTATGGTATTACAGATATTTTAAATGTTACATATAGACAAAATTATAATACTACTAATCAATCTGATACAGGTTTAACTAAAGTTGCAAGAGACGCTTATGCTGCAACAGCAAATAAAGCAGCTAATGGAACACCTTCACAATTCTGGATCCAAAGATTTATTGAGAAAGTTACAATAACAATTTACCCTTTGCCTAGCTCAACTGCTGCAGGTAATTATTTGAACGTTCATTATGTAAAAAGAATTCAAGATGTAGGAGCTTACACTAATGCAACTGATGCTCCTTATAGATTCGTTCCTGCAATGGTTGCAGGATTAACATATTATTTATCTATGAAATTTGCACCACAAAGAACACAAGAAATGAAATTATTATATGAGGATGAATTTGCTAGAGCATTATCTGAAGATGGCTCTCCAGCTAGTACTTACATTACTCCTAAAGCATATTACCCAGGAGCATAACTATGGCACGATTCGCAAAAGGCAGTAGAGCATTATCTATCTCAGATAGATCAGGGGCCGAGTTCCCTTATAATGAAATGGTTAGAGAATGGAACGGTTCATGGGTACATAATTCTGAATTTGAACCTAAACAACCTCAACTACAACCTCATCCAGTAGGTGCAGATCCACAGGCCTTATTAAGAGCAAGACCTGCAAGAACAGAATTTCCAGTGCAAGATATTTTACCTAAAAATCCTTTTACAACTGCAGCTACTAGTAAAAGTGTTAGTGTTTCTTATCCTGCTAATAATTTTAATGAAGGTACAACTTATGTAAGATTTCAAGATGTTAAAAACCCAGTTGGCGGAGTAATAATTACAATTTTAGAATTATCTACAACTTTAAATGGAGCACTAAATGATACTGCTACAACAATTCCTTTAACTAATGCAGCATCTTTTCCAACATCTGGATATATTGTTATTGAAAAAGTTGATCAAGATTCTACATCATCAACTTTTGGACAATTTAAAAATGAAGTAGTTCAATACACGGGCATAGCTACAAATAGTTTAACAGGATGTACTAGAGGGACTTCAGCCCCTTACAAAGGAAACATACCTCCAGCTACAACTGCAGGTTCACATAATACTTTAGCAAAAGTTTATGGATGTTATCTTGCAACAGCAGTAGCTTCTACAATAGTAGTAGGACCACTTAGTCAAACAGCTACAGTATATAATAATTTAACTTTTCCTTTAATAGCTAATGCTACAAGCACAGAAATAGGAGGCGGTTTTCAGTGTACAATTGGACCCGTTAATGATAGAGCTTAATTATGGCAGGATTATCACATTACACATATAGTACACTAGTAACAGCTATAAGAGATTATACTGAAGTAGACGCTAATGTATTTACAGAAACTATTGTTGATGGATTTATTATGGCCGCTCAACACAGAATTAATTTAGACATACCAATGGATGCAGATAGACAAGAGTGGGAAGGAACGATTGCTGCAGATGTTAATACTGTTAGAGTTCCAGCAGGTTTTTTATTTGTAAGAGGTGTAGAAGTTTTTAATTCTGTAGCTAATGCTAATGAACAGGGTCAATGGTTAGAGAGACGTGATCAAACTTTTATAAGTGAATACGTTGGAGAACTTACAGGACCAGAAGGTTCTGCTACAGGTCAAGATGTAACAGGATTACCTAGATATTATGCTATGTTTGGAGGAGCAACAGGATTATCAGATACTACTTCTGGATCTATTATAATGGCTCCTACTCCAGATGCTAATTATATTATTAAAATATATGGAAATGCATTACCCGTGGGCCTTGGTTCAGGATCCGAGGGCAATTCTACAACGTACGTGAGTAATTACTTCCCTCAAGGGTTGCTATATGCTTGTTTACTAGAAGCATTTGCCTTCTTAAAAGGACCTACAGATATGTTGACATTGTATGAACAAAAGTATAATAATGAATTACAAAAGTTTGCAGCGATGCAAATTGGAAGACGAAGAAGAGATGATTACTCAGATGGTACAATAAGAATTCCAATAGAGTCACCACCTCAATAACTAGGAGCAAAAATTTATGACAATAGCAAACAAAATCTGTAATTCATTCAAAGTAGAAATTTTAAAAGCAGTTCACAATTTTAATACATCTGGTGGAGATACTTTTAACTTAGCTTTATATACAAGTAGTGCTACTTTAAATGAAGATACAACAGTTTACATAACTGCAAACGAAGTTGCGACAGCAACTGGTTATACTGCAAAAGGAAAAGCACTTACAAGTGTAACACCAGTTTTATCAGGCGATACAGCTGTTTGTGATTTTGATAATGTCTCATGGACTTCTGCTTCATTTACATCTAGAGGATGTTTAATTTTTAATGATTCAGCAGCTAGTGATCAAGCAGTTTGTACAATAGATTTTGGTGGAGATAAAACTGTAACCAGTGGAACTTTCACAATTGAATTTCCAGCACCTAATGCAGGTACAGCAATTATCGGTATAGCATAAGGAGGAATTCCTTATGGCAAATACTTGGGGCGCATCCGGAACAACTTGGGGACAAAACTCTTGGGGTGATCAAGGAACCGTTACAATATCTTTAACAGGACAATCTTCAACAACAGCACTCGGTACAGTTACACCTTTTAATGAATTAGGTTGGGGCTCTGATACATGGGGAACAGAAAACTGGGGCCAGTCAGGTCTTACATTTCCGATTAGTGGAGTTTCAGCAACTACATCAGTAGGAACATTAAATGTTGTTTATTATCCTGGTTGGGGAACTTTAGATTGGGGAGAAAATGGTTGGGGAAGTGTTGACGCAGCCCAATATACTTTAACAGGACTTTCAGCAACAGCTGCAGTTGGTGCAATTGCGCCGGCAGATGTAATGGGATTAACAGGACTTGCAGCAACATCAGCAGTTGGTGCTTTGTCTCCTATAATAGATAATACAACTACATTAACCGGAGTTGCAGCAACCATTACACTAGGTACAGTTATTCCTGGGATAGAAGTTCCTTTAACAGGACTTGCAGCAACAGCTGCATTAGGTACTCCAACTGTAAGATCATATTCTACAATAACTTTAACAGGACTGGGATTAACAGGTACTCCAGGTGCAATAACTATTTCATCTAATCCAACAATTCAACCTACAGGATTATCATTAACTTCTGCTGTAGGTGCAATTACTCCACCGGATCAAACAATGGGATTAACAGGAGTGTCAGCGATTTCTGCAGTAGGAGCTATTACTCCTGCAGATGTAATGGGCTTGACTGGAGTTTCAGCAACTGTTACACTTTCTCCTATTGGTGTAGCACCTATAGGATGGGGACGTGTTACAGCTGATCAAACAGGTAACTATAGTAAAACAACTGCTACTCAAACAGGTAATTGGACTAGAAAAACCACTTAATGTATGTTGACAATATGGATAAAACAAAATATAAATTAAGTATATAATTAGGAGAACAAAATTTTATGACATCAGCTTATACAGGTCTTGGCGTTGAATTAATGGTAACGGGTGAAAACGCTGGTAACTGGGGAACAAAAACAAATACAAATTTAAACATTATAGAACAAATATCTGGTGGTTATCTTTCTGTTGCAGTTAACGGAACTGGAGATACACCTATAGTAGTTTCAGATGGAGCAGCAACATCAGGCAATCAAGTTGCTCACAGAGTAATTGAATTAACAGGTACTATTACAGGAAACATTACTGTATCACTTCCTCTTGATGTTGAAAATTTTTATTTTATAAAAAATAGTACATCGGGTGTTAAGACAGTAGAATTTCAATATATTACGGGTTCAGGAACAAGTGTTACTTGGGCAACAGGATCAAAAACTTGGAAATTAATTTCTGCAAAAGCAGATGATGCAGTTAATCCAAATTTAATCGAGATGGATATAGATACAACTGTATCCCCCGCAGGAACAACAGGACAAGTTCAAGTTAATAGTTCTGGTGCTTTTGGCGCTATTGCTGAGGGAGCTTCAGGCCAATTAATGACTTCAAATGGTACAGGAGCAGCTCCAACATTTCAAGCAAATACTGGAGTATCAACAGGAAAAGCTATTGCAATGGCAATGATTTTCGGATAAAAAACAACTATAGGAAATAAAAAATTATGGCAAACCCAAATATAGTAAACGTAGCAACAATTAATGGTGAGTCGCAAGGACTTGCTTTAGGAACAGGTGATTCAAATGTTATCATCGCAGCAATTAGTGCTGACACAGTTGTTAAAATAAACAGAATTACAGTAGCAAATGTTGATGGTTCAGCAGCAGCAGACGTTAATATTAAAGTTGTTAAAGCAGCCTTTACTTCTGCAGCAACAGGTGCAGCAGGAAATGTTGGAACAATTTATTTAGCAAAAACAATTTCAGTACCAGCAGACGCATCTTTAGTCTTGCTAGATACACCTATTTATATGCAGACAGGTGATGCACTTCAAGGTGGAGCTAGTGCAGCTAGTGATCTAGAAGTATTTGTATCATACGACGTAATAGCATAGGGAGAAAATAAAATTATGGCACACTTTGCAGAATTAGATAATAACGGTAAAGTACTAAGAGTAGTAGTTGTAGGAAATGATATTTCAGTAAACGGTGGAACTCTAGAAAATAATGACATGCACATTGATGGTGAAAC